GAAAACTCTCATTAAATTTTCATCAAGATGAAGACCCATCAGGACTTAGGGTCTTCTTCGTTTTGGTCTTGCCTGGTGAGGCCAGAACGACGAGGCGTGGAAACGGTCGAAGGTTATAAAGTCTAAAATTATCCGCAGCTGAGATTCCATATTCTTGCAAATTAATATTCCCGCTAGGGAGTTCTTGCATCAGGGCTAAAGTATGGTAAGAATCTCCTGGGAGCGATGCAAAGGGACTATCATAATAGGACGCTTCGACACTTCTAAGTGAATAGTACGGTATTTGTAAGCTGAAAAAGTTTAAAGGGTTCAAACTAGATCCAGCATAACCGTTGACCGAGAAGAGAGAATTGGCGGAACCGAGAATGTCACTTCCTTGAGTTGTGACACTCCATCGATATTGCCCTCCGCCAATATTTCCGTTTGGGGTGATTGAAGCTCTCACTGAACCTCCTACTTCCATGGTGACCTTAAGGTCAAAGTCACCGGACCAGAAATGGGAAGCTGAGTAGAGCCAGGCAAAAGGCGAACCCAACAAGTGCGTTAACTGAGCCGCACTGGGGTAGCCGTGGGACGGTATTTTCATGAACTCGAGATAGTTCAAAAGAGCTGAGTTCCCTTGGAAACCGTCTAATCCACACCCGTGAAAGATATGACGCCTGCGTAGAATATCGTTCACTGATCCTAGCTGTTCACTTGCTATATAGCCACTCTCATAAGTGAAGGAAGCTGGGACTATGGGTTCAAATCTCTTTTTAAAAAAGGTCTGGAAGTCACACTGAGATTTGAAAGTGGACTTCTTCTTTTTGTAGGCTTCTGAAGTTGTAAAGGTTGGAGCCATTAAACCATTGAAGGCTGTGCCTGGGGCTGCCGCTCTGAAGACTGCTACGTCAATAGTGGGGGTAAATGAATCTGTACTGACGCCAACAGGAGCATTAATAAGTTCTATTCTAATATAGGTATTTCTGTGCTCCTCACGAAGTCTGGGATCTACGTACTGTGTGAGAGACAAATGCGGTACTGAAAAACTAGTCACAGTGTCTCCATCTATATCAATGACTTTGGTTATGGTGTCACCAATGGAAACAGCAGTCTCATCGCTATTTTCAAACAGCAGAGAAATTTGAGCTTTGCAGCGCATAAGATTGGTAGCGCAAAAGAAAACAAGGTAATTGTAATTTACTCTGCAATATCTGGACATCATTGCGCAGCCCGCAAGAAAATCAGGCTGCCTCAGCTCAGAAGTCATGGAACTTGTGAACTCGGGAACAGGGACGTGATCAAAAACTGTTACTTCGGCATCAGAAGTGCCAAAATTTAGGGCAGCAGTGTGTATTAACATGGGCTTTGAGGCTATGTCAGTAAGGTGCAAATCCGACATTGGTTCAAACTGGTTCTTAATCCCTTTCGTTGAGCGAGGATAAAGACCAAGACGAACTGCATTGTCAACACCACTACCCAGGTTCCATTCTCTTGAAGGATTATCCCAAACATCTTGACACACTCTCATATTATTTGGCTTGTCAAGACAACCTAGGACAGTGGAAAGAAGAGGGGTCAGAGAATCAACAGTTTGAATAATGGGTTCAATGGGACTAGAAGCCTTGGTGGAAAGCATAGAGCCAGTAGAGGATTTGTCGAAAGCCTCCCAATCAAATGGGGCCTGAATCTTCTTTGTAGGAGTAGGCTCTGACTGGGACTTCATTCCCTTAGTTTTTGGGGCTGGAGGGCAAGTACTTTTCGGCTTGACAGGAGCTGCAGTCTTAGGATTAATTAATCTAGCGAACACTTTAACATTCCAAACATCAGCTGAACCACCATAGGCTCGAATAGGGGCAACATTGATCCAATGGAGATAACCGTAATCATCTCCTAAGGTGGGAGTTCCATCAATGTCTGAAACTACTCGTATCCAAGGGTCTGGATTGTAATTTTTACAGGTGAAAATGACCTGAGAAGAAGAAGCAATGGATACTAGCTGAGAAGGATAGCCAGAAAGACGATAAACATCCATTTCTGCCACGCTAGTTCCAGGCACATGGCCAATTATTGCCATGCCCGATACCGTGAAGGAGTGTTGCATCACAAAAGTGATTTCCACCCCATCAGCTCGGAAGAAATTTACTGAAGCCAAGGCATGCTTCATTTGAGGAACATTTTTAAAAATGAAAGGCAGTTCCCATTGCCTTGCGAATGACATATCTCCATCAGTAATGGTGAACTCGTCGACTTTAAACTGCTTGCGAAGCAGTTCATAGGGAGTGATATCCTTGAAACTCTCAAGCAAAGTTGGAGGATAAGAATCACTAACTGTCGAGGGTTGCACCGCAACAGAGGAATTTTCGGCAATTGTAGTTAATTGCTTTTGAGAGACGATTTGATCGTCGTTAACCGATGCGATCGGTGTTGAAACAGATTGCGTAATACTCATGCGGTATGTCATAGCGGGGAACGTTGCATGAAACGAAACCCACGACTAGTGGCACCAACAAAGAGGCGCGGAGCATATCACTAAAGCCACTTACACTTCAGTGAAGGCCGGATACTACCTCTAAGTATGGGCAGCCAGGTTTTAACGTGACCCCCAGCGGCCATAGTTTATAGTCTTTGGCGAGACGTAACAAACTTAATAATAATAAAGAACTCCGCGAGTGGAGTAGTGGAAAATTTCCAAAAGAGAATTATAATTATCTGGAAAAGGTCTTTGGCCTAAATCCATCAAAGCTTTATTAACCTTCTTTAATTCCGAATCAAAGAAATTCTCTCCATGATAAAATGCTTCTTTAGCATAAGTATGCAGATTCATGGCTTGCTGTTGGATATTTCCTTGGTGAGTCTTTGTATCCCTAAACCATGTAACCATATTGAGCATGCTCTCCTTATTCAATGGAGGGAAAACATCCTCGTTTTGCAACCTAAACGAACGCTTGATAAACTCAATTTCCAAAATATCTCTCCACTTCAATATTTTAGACTGCTTATCAAACTCAGTGGTTACTAAATTAAAAACTTCTAATACATACTTCTCAAACAGCTCACCATTCCAATGCTCACAAACGTCTTCTGAAATAGCATTAACTGAATCATCCCCCATGAATTTTGAACGAACCTCATCATCATAGTCGAAGGAGAAAGGAACTGTAACCTTAATTTTAAATAAACTTCTATTTATCACACTATTTAGTAGGGTATTCAGAACTGCTGTACCCAAACCACCAGAAAGCATCTGGCCACGTACACGATAAACTCTTCTTTTGTAAACCACATAACAAAAGAAGTTCGCTCTCACTGCAGCTCGAAACTGCTTAAACCAGCCTTTAGGCATTTCAGGAAATCGCTTCTGGAGCTCAGCGAAAAAATACTCCAGAATAACATAATAATACTTGATATCCCATTTCTTGACGTCAAGGGCAAAACACTTACGGCCTACACCAGTCAAGTACTCATAAAACAGCTTCCAATCGAGACCATGTGGATTAAGACCTATGGCGCTATCACGACCTCTAGACAAAGAGGCAAACAACAAACCACACCATTTTCGCATGCGTAGTTTAGTCGATAGCTCCAACATATATATATAACGCGTATTTCCCTCCTCAACTTTTTCCTTTGGCAAAGTTTCATCCTTAGGAAAAACCTGGGCTAAAGTAATTGGCTCTTCCTCGCGTTCAATGGATTCTTCTTCTCTCTCCATCTTCTCTAAAACCACTCTATGAATAGTGTTATTTTCTTTGTCAATAACCATATCCATTGTGATCCCTTGATCTGCTAATCCTGGACCAGTGGAACCCTTAGGTATAGGCCCGACAACTGTACCCGGAACTCCATGAATAATCTCCTTGATGGTTAGGGGTCTAAAATCGTTATAAGATATGTGCTCAAACATACCGTCCCAAACCGAAGATTGCTTAAACACCTCTAAGGCTGGATTATGAGGGGGATTCTTCATCTTTGACATGTAATTATTAAATGGAGAAACTTTAACACCAGGTTCTTTCTCAAAATCATGCAGTCTAGCTGGAAGCTTTATAACTTCAAAAATTTGGTCTCTAGCCGCAAGCGATTGTTTTATTTCAGTATGAATGGGATGGGACAACTCCTT